TATAAAACAGGATGGAACATCCAATATAAAAATTAGAATCTATCATAATAGAGAATCTCAGTATATAGCCACCAGCTACTATATCCACCCCAGAAACATGGATGACTCCGGACGGATCCTGCCAAACGTTACAAACGGCGAAATGATAGAGTACGAAATAAATGCGTATATCCAAAAGATCAGGAGAGAGTATTTAAAGCTAGGACAAGAAAGAACTCAGTTTATGTCATGCAAGGATTTAAAAGAAGAAATAGAGAAATCCCTAGCTCCTGACGCCGAGTTTATAGACTTCGTAGAGTTCGCCCAAAACATAGTAATTCAGACGAAAAAGAAAAAGACAGCCGAATGGTATAGCTCTTCCATTGATACACTATGTTGGTACACAAAAAGAAAGAAGATAGATATTAAGCTAATCACCTCATTTCTGCTAAATAAGATGATCAAAGACTTATATCACTCCGGGCCCGCCGGCATTCCTTTAGAACCGGGCACAATAAGCCATTACCTTAGAGGACTGAGAGCATTGTACAACAAAGCCAAGCTCTATTACAACAATGAGGACTTTGATATTATAAGGATCCCAGGCGATCCGTTCAAAAAGGCTGAGATACCGGAGTACCGGAGGAAACGAAAGAATATAGACATCAACACTCTATTGAAGATTAGGGATTTCCAATCTGACAAGAAACGTACCAATATGGCACGTGATGTCTTTATGATGATGTTCTACATGATGGGAGTCAATATTAACGACCTATATAGTATTTCGTGCGAACGCCGCGGAAGACTGGAGTACACGCGATCTAAAACGAATACGGAGAAGAATCACGAACAGATACCGCTTTCCGTCAAGATCGAACCGGAGCTTCGCATCCTACTTGATAAATACACAGAGGGTTATTTCCTCTCCTACTTTCATACCAACTACTGTAGCTTGAATAATTTCATGCGAGCAATCAATAATGGACTGAAAGACATTTGTATGAACTTAGAACTAGACTTCAAGGTCACCACAAACTGGGCCCGCCACAGCTGGGCCAGCTTGGCAAGAAACAAGGCCGGAGTACCGAAGGCAGATATTGACTTCTCCCTCGGTCATGTAAATAACGACTATAAGATGGCCGATATCTACATTGATATAGATTATAGTATTTGTGATAAGGCAAATCGCGCTGTATTGGATTTATTGCAGAAAAAAGAAGAAAAAAAAGACTGAAACGTTTGCAAATACAAAAACTCTATATATATTTGCAAACAGAATGGTGTTGAGCTGGATAAAACAATAGTTTTGTCCGGCTTTTATTGCATATATATGCTTCAACAGCTCTTATTACTGAAACTCATCTCATCTTTACGCTATGCGCCGCAAAACAATGACGCATGGAAATTACAGTTTCAAAAACAGCTTTATTAGATAAGTTGAAATCAATCGGGCGAATCATACAGCCTAAAAACACATTACCAGCTTATGACAACTTTTTGTTTGTCGTTGATGAATATGGTCTTATTCTAGTGACAGCAGGGGAAGAAGGTGGACGCATCTCTACAAATGTAGATGGCGCTGCCGACTTCATCAATTATTCTTTCATGGCTAACGCCAAGACATTACTCGACGGATTAAAAGAAATCCCCGAACAGCCATTGACTATATCCATCCTTGAAAAGGAATTGATTGTCAAGTATGCCAATGGCAGGTTTTCAATACCACTTGAAAAAGGTGATCAATACCCATCCATGAACACGGATGACACCGCCAGCCCATTTCTTGTTTCAGGTAATGACTTATTATACGGAATAAGGCAAGTCTTGATCTGTAGTGCCAATGATGAGCTCCGTCCGGTATTAAATGGTGTCTATTTTGATATTGGTTTAGATTCAATGTCATTTGTCGCAACAGATGGTACCCGTCTAGCAATGATTGAAAATCCATCCGCTTATACGCGCAAGGAACGGGCGGCCTTTATCCTGCCAAGTAAGTTTGCTAAAATCCTTTCTAATATTGTTCCGGAAGATTGCATGGAAGTAGAAATATCGGTAAATCAGACTAATATTTTATTTGAGTTTGATTCATACCGGTTAGTCTGCCGTATGATTGAAGGCCGGTACCCTAACTATCGTGCCGTTATCCCTCAAAAACAGCCCAATCGCGCAGTATTAAAGAAAGCCGATATAGTCTCAGCTCTAAAGCGTGTATCTGTCTTCTGTGACAGCAACTCATCTCTGGTAGTACTCAAATTCGATTTCAGTTCTCTTAAAATAGCAGCTCATGATTTAGACTTTTCTAAGTCTGCAGAAGAAACGATCAACCTGCAGTCAGGCTGTGATATTGAAATAGGTTTCAAGAGCAGTTTTTTGATAGAGATGGTAAACAGCATTCCTTCGGAAGATATTGCTATCACCATGAGCGATCCGTCGAAAGCCTCAATCTTTACCCGCTGCGATGAAGAAGTTCGTAGCCTTACTTATCTATTAATGCCTTTATCAATTAATTATTAATACCATGGGAAAAGAACATCAATCACCTAAACAGGTTATTCAATCGTATTTGGAAGAGAGAGCAAAGAGTGATCCACTCTTTGCTACTTCCTATGCAAAACCAAATAAGAAAATAGATGAATGCTACGACTATATTATAAGCCAAGCCAAAAAACGTGGTGGTAGTGTTGTATGTATGTCTGACGATGAAGTATTCGGGTTAGCGGTCCATTACTATGATGAAGACAATATCAAAGTAAATAAGCAATCAAAATCGAAAGTGGTAGTTCCTAAGCAACCTGAAAAGCAAAAGGAACTTACGTTAACAGCTGAGAAGTCTAAACCGGAACAGGTTGCTCCTAACAAACGTAAAGGGAAAAAAAAGGAAATACCATCAGGGCAATTTTTATTATTTGAGGACCTATGAAACCAAAAACAGCATTACAGAGACAGGTTGTAAAGCTAAGTGCTAAGCTTCCTGCTATTACTGAGAATCAGACCGCTTGGGCTATAAAAAATTGTTTTGAGGTGGAAGGATTCCATAGGGCTAAAAAGATTTGGTGTACTGAGTGCGGAGAAGTCTTTGAGGCTAAAGAATCCTATTTATCATACTCCTTGCTGGGCATCAATTGTCCTTGTTGTGGCAAGCATCTCAAAGTACAAGGGAGTCGTAAAAGGGTATATTCACCTCAATCAATGTATTTCACAATTATAACCACAATCGAAGGATTTCAGGTTTTAAGGCATTTTGTTGCCCGTAAATCCTGCCGTGTTGGTCAGACTGCGCAATTTGAACTTCACGAAGCTGTGCAGAATTGGATATCTCCCAAAGGTATTGAGGTAATAATGTCCAGATCATCCAGCTATTGCTATTATGGAGCTTATGATCATTGGTGTTGGAGTTCAGACATGGAAATACGTTCTGATTATGGTATAAAAGACAAATACCACATTTGGGCAAGTCATATCAAAACCTTAAGACTACTCCCCCAACTGAAGTATGCGGGAATTGATGAGAATTTTAATGGTATTACTCCCGATATCCTATTTAGAATGTTATTGCGTTATCCGTTTGTTGAGACATTGATAAAGCAAGGTGATAAAGAACTATTGAGGTATATGGAAGATAATATAACCCAAGTTGGAAAGTACTGGCCAGCAATAAAAATAGCCAGACGTCACGGCTTTAAGATTACGAAACGTACCGATCTGAGAATGTATTTTGATTACTTGGAAATGTCCAATGCCATCGGAAGAGATATTCGTTCCCCTAAATACGTCTGTCCAAAGAATCTAAAGCAAGCTCACGATGAAGTGATGAAAATAAAACAGAAAATAGATGCTAAGATTGACTTTGAGAAAAAGAGGAAACAAGCAATAAAAGATGAGAAAGAATATCTAAAACAGAAAGGTCGTTTCTTCGGTATAGCATTTGGTGACAATCTTATCCAGATTGGCGTTCTACAAAGCGTTATGGACTTCTTAGAAGAAGGTAAAGAAATGCACCATTGTGTGTTTACCAATAAATACTACAGTAAATCAGACTCTTTGATTCTAACAGCTCGTATTGGTAATAAGCGCATTGAGACGGTTGAAGTAAATCTGAAAACTTTGAGTGTTGTCCAGTCACGGGGTGTTTGCAATAATAATACTGAGTATCATGAACGCATTATTGGTCTCGTAAAAAAGAATATGAACTTAATACGTCAGAAACTGACGGCATAGCATACAATGACCTATATAGAATATATAAACCAATTTTGGAAGATGAATCGAAGTGTAGAATTTAGCTCGAACGAAGTGTTTTTGTACTTTTACTTATTGAATGAGTGCAATATTCGGGGTTGGCAGAATCCGTTTGAACATCCCAACAAGACTATCGTCCTCGCAACCGGTATATCAGAACCAACCGTCATTGAAGTTAGGAACAGATTGCAGCAAAAAGGTTTAATATCTTTCGAATCGGGCAAAAAGAATGCAAAATCGCCAGTTTATTACTTAAATGATTTAAGTAAACCTTTAAGTAAAGTCTTAAGTAAAACCTTAAGTAAACCTTTAAGTAAAAGCTTAAGCTCTTATAATAAGACTAAAGACAATAAGACTATAACTCCCTCACACGTACGCGTGAGAGAGCTGTTTCCGGAAGATAGTTTTTTCGATAAGTCTTTAGCCGACTGTTATACTGAGTTGAAGTCGAATCAATCGTGGGCGGAGACAGTAACGATGAATACTCGTTCTTCCGGAAACCCTGATTTCACATTAGAGGACTTTCACGAGTGTTTGAAGCTGTTTTTTATGGAGCAACAGAACAAAGGCGAAACATCAAAATCCCCCAAAGATGCGATGTCCCATTTTGCCAGTTGGTTGAAAATTGAACTTAAAAACAAAAAAGATGAACGGAGAACTAATAAAAGCAGGGATGCAGGCGGTGCTAAGCCCGTTGCAGATAGTCCAGGAGACAGCAGTAATCCGAAAGGAGTTAACCCCGATGCAGCAAGCCTTACAAGCTGGATCGACGGCCTCTCAATTGGTCGCTGAATGGAGTGGAACAATCGCACAGTTGAACTGTAATGTCTCATTGTGTGACGTAGCCAATGCCGGGAATATCCCTACTCTGGCAGACGTAAACAGGAGTTTTAGCAATTCAGCATCGGTAGAGATTATCACAAAGCATTTGAAGTCAGTACTCAGTTATGCCGGTGTTGAATTAACCGATGCCCAGCTAGCGGAAACAGCTCTGTCGATATTGTCCAGCTACTGGTATCTGAACCTGGCCGAGTTATGTATCTTCTTCTCTCAGCTAAAAAACGGCAGCCGTGGGCAGTTCGTTTGGGGATCGAAGATAAACAATCAAGCGATCATGGTAGCGCTTGCCGATTTCTGCAAAGATAGGCGTCGTGAAATCGAACGCAAGGAAAGCGCGAAGATACGTCAAGACACGGAGAATGGATATTCACGATCTGAGACGCTGAGTAAGGATATCGTTCTAGGTACGAAAGGCATTCAAAATGCTAGAGAAAAGGCTATGCAGAGTTTCGAGGCCTTCTTAAAGTTCTTTCCATATCTACCGGACAGATACACCCCGGAAGTACTTTGGAGAGCATGGAGAGGCGACAATGAAGCCCTGCAAACGATTTACGGTGATAAGATTCCCGCTAAAGAAGTCGCAGAGAAAGATATCGGGATGTATTTATGCAACTACAATATTGCTAAGAGTAAAGAAAATGAAAAAATATGAGACATTGGCTGTTATCACCATTGCAGCCATAGTTTTTTATACTGTATGTTATTACGTACTGTATTGGTACATAGATAAGTATATATATGAAAGTTAAAGTATTGACAGTAAAACAGCCATGGGCATACCTTATATGCAGTGGCATTAAAGATATCGAAAATCGCACATGGAAAACAAATTTCCGTGGCAGGATTTATATTCATTCCAGTGCAAAAGGAATCGAGTTTAGCAATCCTAACGAAGTGTTTACAAAAGAACAATATTCATCTTTGGATAACGAACATAAAATAATGGTTATTATGTCTAAGAAAGCTATGGAATGCTCTTCTATCATCGGCAGCGTCGAGATAGTAGACTGTGTGCTAAATCATCCATCTGTATGGGCAGAGAAAGGCGTTTATCACTGGGTACTCGCTAATCCTATTCTCTTTGAGAAACCCATCGTGGACGTGAAAGGTAAGTTAGGATTATGGAATTATGAGTGGGAGGAAACGAATACTTCAAAAGCTATTGTCAGTATGTCAACGGATATTGCTGAAGCAATAATTCCACGATTGAGTATGAGTAATACTTCAAAATAAAAGCGGCCAGCGTACCACCGCCGACCACTTTCACAAGCACAAAGCTTGTATTGCTTATTAGGAACAGCAAATATATAAAATCTTTGTGCTTATGGCAAGTGAAGCAGTAAATAATTACATAACTAAGCGCTACGAGCGCTGGCTTGATTACTCCTTGTATCATTGTGGGCTTGCCGGTATTCCTGATGAAGCAACAGATGTCTTGAATGAGGTCATTTGTTCGCTCCTTCAAAAGAAAAACAGGTTACTGGACAAACTACTTGAAACAAGAAAAAATGGCTATACAGAGCTTGATTTCTTTGTTTTGAAGATGATAAAGCTGAATGCATCCTCTCCTACTTCACAGTATAGGAGTAGATACAAGCCCCTGCCTGCGGATGATAACGTAGATTACACGAGACTGGATATTGAAGATATCCCGGATGAATCAGAAGATAGAAATACTGAAATACTAAATAAACTGCATTTAGTAAGAGATACATTTGAAAGCCTTGATTTAGGTCCAGTAGCAGCTCGTGTTTTTGAGTTTCATTTCTTCCAAGACGGTAATTTTTCCGACTGGGAAGGTCCGGAGACATTGAAACAACTATATGAAATTTATAACGGAGTGCAGGAACTTATTAGAAAGAAAATTAATGGAAGTTCATTGTTCTAATTTGCAATATTATTACTTTTGGTAAAAAAATAACAAAGACATGGCTACAGAAGAAAATATGATTCCAATAGAACCTTATCTTAAGGACTTTAAACAATATCTTGATGCTAATTCAAGATGTATATTATCAGCAAAATTCGGCGATGGGAAAAGCTACTTCATTAGTAGCTTTATAAAAGAATATTCAGATGAATATCTGTTCATTCCAATATATCCTGTAAATTATCAGGTAATGGACAATAAAGATATCTTTGAACTAATAAAAAGAGATATATTGATTAGGCTACTATCGAATAAAGATATCAACATTAATGAAATAGAGTTAAGTAATGCATCGTTAATTTATTCTTATTTTATGAATAAATCAGAAGACGCAATTTTAGATGTTATAGACTTGATACCCAAAATCAACGTTTACGGAGTGGATATAAGTATAAGTAGTGTTATCAAAAAAATAAAAAACATAAAAGACAAGTTTGATAAATATAAAGAACAATTTAAGTCAGTTGATAAGACATCAGAATTATATATCACCAAATTTGATTCACTAAAAGGATCAATATATGAATTTGATAGTATTTCTCAATTGATACACGATATAATATGCGAATATAGAAAGCTAAATCCTACTAAAAAAGTTGTTTTGATTATAGAAGATCTTGACAGAATAGATCCTGCTCATATTTTTAGAATACTCAATGTTTTCTCTGCTCATTTCGATAGATATGGGGTTGATAAAACATGCGGTGATAACAAATTCTGCTTAGATAAAATAGTCACTGTCTGCGATATTAATAATATCAAGAAGATATATGCCCATGTTTATGGAGATAATACTGATTTTACAGGTTATATAAGCAAATTCTCAAACAGTAAAGAATATATCTATTCTTTAAAGGACAAATTGAAATGGTATATCACTAATATTCTATTGGATAAGGATTTAGAAAAATACCCCCAAATTAGTGACATACTATCAGATATCATTATTTCATCAATGGATGATGGAAAAACTGTAGAAAGCAATTTACGTATAATAAAGGAACGTACAGTTAAAGCTAATTATTTAATAAGAACCCAAAATATAAAATTAAATCAAAGATTTGCAGGAAAATATATAACATCCAGTTCAGACTTTACAAAGTTGTTAGCTTTATTGAAAGCATTTGGATTTAGCTTCACTGATGTTGATATAGAACCTGCTTTTGATGAGTTTGTGAAGATAATAGGTAAGTACTGGACTTTAGCTCCTATGTTTGATAAGAAAATTATTTTTGAAGTTCAAAAAAACAAGATAGAAGTTGCGTATTATAGAGAAATAGCAAGAGGTATTGGAGATTTTCAACGGTATACTTCTATTTATAATTGTTTTGATGGTGATCAAATTATAGACTTTGACATATCAGGTTGGGATGCAGAAGCACTAGCTTCATCATTAATCTTTGGTCAGATTAATAATATAGTTGATTATCTTAATAGAAAAATTATTATCTAAAAATAAGACTGAGAAGTGTAATAAGAGAAAATATAGCAGGAGAATCTATATTTTAGAATAAAACCTGCTATGGATAATGAAAATATTAAATATGACCCTCACAATTATCGTATTCATGGGGAAGAAAACAAACGATTAATCAACAAGAGTTTGGTTGAATGTGGTGCCGGTCGATCAATTGTGGTCGACCGGGATGATGTAATCATATCCGGTAATGGTGTATATGAGCAAGCGCAAGCTCTTGGATTAAAAGTCCGCATTATCGAATCAGACGGGAATGAGCTGATTGCAATTAAACGTGTAGATTTAGCTACTGATGATGAAAAAAGAAAGCTTCTCTCTTTTGCGGACAATCGTACATCTGATACATCATCATTTGATTTCTCATTACTTGTAGAAGACTTTGAAGTAAATCTGCCTGATTGGGGATTACTTAGTGATGAAATTGATTCATTGACAGAAGATGTTGATTCTAAAATACCAGAAGATCTGACTGCTCCTCGCCGTAAAGATCCTCCATATATAAAGATTGCATTCACTGACATGAAGCAGGCCGAATTATTTGAAAAAGAAATGAAGCCATTGATAGAGAAATTTGATGGGGCAAGTTATGTCTTTGGAGGTGGGGAATTATGAGACTAGAAAAAGCATCATATCAAGCTTCAAAATATGCATGTTTACATTTTCATTATGCACATGCTGTTCCTCAGGCAAGACTCGGGTACTCCGTTTTCAATTCTGAAGGAGAATGGTGTGGTGTAATCCTTTTTTCGAACGGTGCAAATCAGTTCATAGCCTCCAGTTTCAGCATGGTGCAGGGACAGGTGATGGAACTTGTCAGAGTTGCTCTTAACGGGAAGCAGGAATGTACCTCTCAAGCATTGGCCATGGCACTGAAGCTACTAAAGATAGATGCTCCTGCTGTTAGGCTTGTTGTCAGTTATGCGGATCGTAACCAAGGACACATCGGAACAATCTATCAAGCGACAAATTGGTATTACTTAGGAGAATTTGCATCAGAGCGTGGAATCATGTTGAATGGTAAATTGACACACAGGCGTTCAATCAACTCAAAATATGGCACTTCAACCATTGATTGGTTACGTGAGCATGTAGATCCAAAAGCTGAAGTAATCAAAGGAGAAACAAAGATAAAATATGTATTTCCTCTTGATAAAAGATGTACGAAAACGATTAAATCAATGTCTAAACCATATCCAAAGAAAATATCTGTAACTAATGACACAAGCGAAAGATGAATCTGAAAAGAAAAAAAGAGGACGCAAATCAGCATATCAAAAAGAATATGCCAATCAAGCGTTAAAGCTTTGTCTGTTGGGCGCAACAGATAAAGAGCTTGCCGATTTTTTCTCTGTTTCTGAGCAGACATTAAACAAATGGAAAAAAGATTATCCCGAATTTCTTGAGTCCCTAAAAAAAGGGAAAAATATCGCAGATGCCAATGTGGCATACCGTCTTTATAACCGTGCGATTGGCTATAATTGTAAAGCAACAAAGTTTGCTGCGACAGAGGGAAAAATAACTGATTCAAAAGAATACATTGAACATTATCCTCCTGACACGACAGCCGCTATATTCTGGCTGAAAAACCGGCAGCCGGAGAAATGGCGTGACAAGAAAGAAGTTGATGCAAATGTGAATCTTGGTGATGAACTGGAAGGATTGAGTGACGAACAGTTACAGGCTATTATTGATGGTAAAGAAGAAAAGTAAAAGAGAAATATTGATTCGTAAGGCGAAAGCTGCTACCATACTCCGCAAACGAATAGCAAAGAAAGACTTTTGGGCATTCTGTTTGTATTATGATCCGAAGTTTTTCTCTAAACGTCTGTTCCTAAAAAAGGTCGCCGAGGCGTTCATGCGTGTGTACAGTTCGTATTCTGCGGGTATAATCTACCGTCTTGCTGTCAGTATGCCACCACGTGCCGGAAAGTCATATATATCTTCTCTTTTCATCGCTTGGATGTATGGACACTTTCCCGAAGAATCTGTAATGCGTAACTGTTGTTCTGACACGTTATACAACAAGCTCTCTTATGATACCCGCGATATTGTCAAATCAAAACGTTATCGTGAGATATTTACTGAGATTCACCTGAAAGGAGATAAACAGAATGTCAAAGGCTGGAATGTAGAAGGCGCTCGGCAGGTGTCTTATTTCGGTGGTGGTGTTGGTGGTACTGTGATCGGCTTCGGTGCATCTATGCTCGCCATGACAGACGACTTGTACAAGAGTTTGGAAGATGCACTCTCTGATAACAATAACGAAAAAGTATGGTCTTGGAAGCAGGGTACGCACGACTCACGTATAGAAGGAAGTTGTTGCCTCATTGATATTGGTACTCGCTGGTCCTCTAGTGATGTCCTTGGACGTTTAGAAGAAGCCGGCAAGTATAATGAAATCATCCGTATTGCTGCGCTGGACGAAAACGACGAAACATTCTGTGCCGATGTACATACAACGGAATACTACCGGGAACTTCGTTCTGAAACAGACGAAAGTATCTGGATGGCTGAGTATATGCAGGAGCCGTTCGAAGCCAAAGGTCTGTTATTCCCTAAATCTTCTCTCATGCGCTTCAAGAGTACTGATATTGCAGGAAAGAAACCTGATGGTGTACTTGGCGCTTGCGATACAGCTGATAAGGGCGATGATGATTTCTGTGCACCATTTGCAAAGGTATTCGGACCGAAGTACTTTATTACGGACGTACTATTTACCAAAGACCCTGTAGAAGTTACAGAGCCGCGTCTGGCTCAAATGGTTATTGATACCGAATGCGACCAAATGCGTATTGAATCAAATAATGGTGGACGTATATTCGCTATTCATGTTCGCAAACTGGTAACAGAAGAAAAGAAGACTTGTACTATACAGGCTCGTCCTACTACACAACATAAACCAACACGTATTATCATGAAAGCCGGCTGGATAAAGAAACATTGTGCCTTTCTTGATGAATCGGAATTTACCAAAGGATCAGACTACGGCCGTTTCATGAAAGCGCTTACCAGCTACAAGCGTGAAGGAGATAACGCACATGACGATGCACCGGACGGAATGACCATCCTTGCAGAGTTTGCCGAATCGCTTGGTTTGAAATTAAAAACATCGACTCGTAAGGTGGGACGTGGGTAAACAATTTATAAATGCAGAAGTTCAAATATTTTTTTAAATAAGAAAAAAAGATATTGAGCTATATCTGTTTCTTTTATTGCATCAACAAAGATATCCCATATTATTTCTAAGAATTTAAGAAAAAGACATGCAAATAAAGTATCAACTACTCTCCTAGAAATAGAGCGCTGACCTTTTTTCTTGTTCTTATTCTTTTTCTTTCTTTTCTTATGAGACATAATATACCGAATTAAAAAACATAATTCGATATCGCTCTGCCTCGCTCTGCGAAAATACAAAATGATTTAGATACAAGCATTAAAGTTCCGCACGATTTTTTTGGAAAATTTCTATTATACACTTAGGAAACATTTCTAGGGCATATATTTTAAGAGAAAAGCATATGCCATCAATTAGTGAAATTTTAGTTCAAGACGACTTCGGAAGGATTGTAAGTGATCTTTGCGTGGACACCATAGAAAATCGTGAGCCACGGGAATATTTAGAAGAGTATAATGGTAAGCGTAACCGTCGCACTACATCCGTTGGTTTCCGTGAACCTAAGACAGTAGCTGTCTATTCTGAAACAGAAGAAGAACTGAACACCCAAACGGGTAAAATGGAGCCTAAACGATTAGAGGATAAAACTGTTCCTGTTGCCAAAATAGTGACCAATATCCCAAAGAAGATTGTTCGCACAGCAGCAGCTTTTTTATTTGGCGGAGATATGACCATCACAGCAGATAATACAGATGATGCAAGCTTGGAGGATTTCAAAAAGATATTTGTCCGCAAACTCAAAATGAAGTCAGTACTTATGAGCTTTGCCCGTAAGGTGTTGTCAGAAACAAAAGCCGCTATCGTATTTTACCCTGTAAACAAAGTTGTAAACGGGAAAAAAGTCCCGGAACTGAAAGCCAAGATACTCTCTTTGCCAAAGGATGATAACGTTACTTATGAGTTCTATCCACATTTTGACGATGATGATGATATGGATGCTTTCATTCATAAGTTCACAACCAAGATTGACTACTCTACCTACGAGTGTGTCAAAATATACACCTCAGACAAAGTTATCACAGCTATAAATAAGGGTGGCCAGTGGGAAATCAAGTCAGATAAGAACCTATTCGGCAAAATCCCTGTAGTATATGCAGAGGTAGATCAACCGGACTGGGAAGATATCGCTTTACTCATGGACCATTATGAAATGCGGATCTCTAGAATGTCAGACACTAACGACTACTTCGGAGACCCAATGCTAAAATCTTTCGGTTTGTCGAATCTCCCATCAAAAGATACAGTAGGGAAAGAATTAAACTTTTCTATGGAAGTTGACCCTGATACCGGCACTGCGTATCACGGTGATGCTGAATACCTATCATGGCAACAGTCCATAGATTCACAAAAGGAAGAGATTAGTAATGAACGCCACGAAATATTCTCTGGTGCATCATGTCCTGATTTGTCGTTTGACAATCTTATTGGCATAGGTGACCTATCAGGCGTCTCCCGTGAGTTTATGACCATTGATGCAAAAATTAAGGCTACGGAACAAATGGAAATCTTCGGACCGGTAGTACAACGATGTGTGGCTATTGTACAAGCAGGCATGGCGAATATATCACATATCAAAAAATCAAATGCTATAATGAATAATTATTTTGAGGTATCTTTCGGCTCTATTCTCCCGAAGAATTTAGCAGAAGACTTACAGAATCTATCAACAGCCGGAGGTGGGAAACCAATCAACAGCCAGGAAACACTTACCGCACGTTCTCCTTATACTCAGAATGTAAAAGAGGAAATTGAGAGAATGAAACAGGAAGAACAAGCAGCTTCAGTTAATAACAATCCGTTAGGACCGATATATCAATGAAAGGACTAACATTCTACGACAAGCAGCATATACAAAAGGTATTGGCCCAACAAAGCGAGGTAGCCAATATCTTTAATCGATTTATTCTGTCTATTACCCCATTTCTCCAACAATGGGCAGATCGTAGTAGCAATAATGTATGGTTACGTAATCAAGTTGTCGAAAAATGTGTGGATCGGGAGTTGGATAAGTTGCAGTCTCTTCTTCTCACGAATCTTACAGCCTTCAACATAGACGCATGGAAGCGCTCTGAAATGAAGAATGAGGATTTTATATCAGAATACGTTAAAGGCATGGCTATTGATTCTGTAAGGAAGCAAGGAATGTTTGCTACAAACAAAGACGCACTCTCTCAACTTAGGAAAGGGTTTGATGCACGCGGCAATAATCTGTCTCCAATGGTGTGGAATCTTGCGGATCAGACAAAAACACAACTCGAGTATTATTTACAGACAGGTCTATCTGTTGGTAGAAGTTCTTCACGGATAAGTCAAGATCTTAGGCAAATCCTAAATGAGCCGGACAAACGATTTCGCCGGGTAAAGGATAAAGAAGGGAAACTTGTTATGTCCCAACCTATGAAGAACTATCACCCAGGACAAGGTATATATCGTAGTTCAAAGATGAACGCATTACGTCTTACAGCTACATCTACCAATATGTCTTATCGTACCGCTGACTATGAACGTTGGAGCAAACAGGATTTTATACTAGGCATCGAGATACACCGCTCTGCAAATAATCGCGGACCATGCAAGATATGTGATGCAATGGTAGGTAAATATCCGAAAACGTTCAAGTTTACAGGTTTTCATCCTTTCTGTATCTGTTTTGCTACTCCGATCACAATGGAACCGGACAGCTTTGCTGATTTCCTGCTAAACGATACAGTTCCGCAAGAACAGGTTATAACAGATATTCCCAAAACAGCAAAGGATTTTGTTGACGAGAATAAAAATGGGGTGCAATCCGCTTTTTGGTATAAGGATAACTTTAGCAAAGAAGGAGATTTGCAAAGAGAGAGAACTCCCCAGCCTACTACACCCGAAGTCATAAAAGTATCAAGAACAAAGCGCATCAAGACCGATGCTGAGAAAAATGATATTCAAAAAAGATGGGACGACCGGTTTGTAAGAAACTTCAATCAGAGTAAGATTGAGCAAAAAATCGGCATAAAGAGAGGTGAAGATATGACCTTCGAAGAAGCAAATGAACTGAGAGGAAACATCGGTTATGGAGAAGGAAGAGAATTCAGTGTAAACTGTCAGTCATGCGTAGTTGCTAATGAATTGAGAAGACGTGGATATGATGTAACAGCACTACCTAACCTTAAAAAAGAAGGGAACATTCCTTATGAACTCTCTGGAAAAACTAACTGGGCCTGGATTGATCCGGAAACGATGCAGACACCTGAGAAGAAACAGGCAGGTGGACAATATGTATCTGGACTTGATATTAAAAGCAAGACTCTCACTCAATTGAATAAAGAATTGAACGAGTTAACCAAAGAAGCCGGCAGGTATCACATTGACTTTATGTGGAAAGACGGAAAAGGTGGACATATTATTACTGTTGATAGGTTAGAAAACGGTTCAATCCGTATTTATGATCCACAAATCGGTCGTTTGGGCGATTGGAAAGTTATATCCAAAGATATAAGTCTTAAGTATGGAGTAAATGTATTGCGTGTAGACAATCTATTGGTAAACACAGATATTATCGATAGAATAGTGAGAAAGTTATAAGAATGAACCATAGTCTTTGGGCATAGGAGCCATTCCCATTATATCCGGCGATTGTGTATATGGTGCAAGATGTGCAGCATCATCTTTCACAAGAATAAATTGAGGATATCCAATGCAGCATTCCTTGTCTTCTTTCCGGGATGCTGTATATACCAAGTAGCCCTTCCACTCTCCATAATAGGAAACCTGATCGAATCCATTCTGTAGAGCGAGGGTCTTAGCTCTCTCCTTATATTCTTTCTTCTTATCCATATTGCAAATATACTCATTGATTCTGGAATAAAATATATCGGAAGGAAAAAATTACTCCCTTTATATTTTAATAGAAAATCGTTATGACAATCATTGATGCTATTAAAAAAGGCTTAAAAGCCGCAGGTGTAAACGAAAAGTACGCTGCAAAGGTTCAGAAAATTTTCAAAATCGAAAAAGAAGAAGATATTGCTAATTACGTTGCCTTATTCAAAGACAACATCCTTCCTGATCTTGAAGATACTACGGCTATCGAGAAGGCGAAAAAGGATGCTATTGCAGAGTATGAGAAAGCGAACAATCTGAAAGGTGGTAAGCCTATCGAAACAAATCCAAAAGGCAAGAAGGGAAAGAAAAAAGAAGAGAATGAGGAAGAGGACGATGAAGAAGAAGACTTTGATGGTTTATCTCCTGCAATGATTAAGATGCTTAAAGCCCAGCAGAAACAGATTGCTGACCTTGCCACAAGCGTAACAACCCTGACCGGTAACATCTCCACTTCCGCCAAGCAGACTTCAGCTAAGGTTCTCTTTGATAATGCAAAGCTGCCGGAAAAGTGGTTCAAACGTATCGACGTAAATTCCGAAATATCTGTCGAAGATCAGATTAAGGAATTGGCAGAAGAGTATGCTGAAATTCGCCAGTCCGCTGTGACAGATGAAATCGAAAATGGTAACTACACCCCACAATCACAGGTAAAAGACCGTAGTGAAAAAGAGTGGCTAGATATCATGAATAAAGAAGAAGGAGCTGGTGAATCCAGTGGTGTCGCTAGTCTTGGTATTGAGTAATAACTAAATTTTATTGTATCATGTATTTAAAAAAAGAAAAAGAATTTCAGTACCATCCCGCCATCATTAAGATGTTGGAGGATGTTGTCGGCGGTGGCACTATTGCCCGTGCTGATTTGAGAAAGGCCCTGTTTGACGGACAGCCATTAGATGAGTTGCCACCTTACTGCATCGCAGGACGCGATGAAAACGGTGGTTGGCATATCATCAAGACAGCAAAAGTGCTGGAGGCTGTAGAAACAGCAGGAAAAATCATCAAGGTAGCTAAAAATCATCTGTTCGCAATTGGTGATTTCGTGACTGTCGGTGGAAAATTTGATGGAGCATCCGATAAAATTACCGCTATCGACAAGAGTAATGCTGCTTATGACTCTATTACGCTGGCGGCTGCCATTGGTGCGATGGCCAAAGATATGGTATTGGTCGTTGTAAAAGCAAAAGCTGATACCGGTTCTGCCGAGGCTACAGTAGAAATATCTGAGGTGGTGATTACGATGGCTAAAGTTGATCTGACTGTTGCTAATCAATCTTGCGGATTGATGGTAAGAGGTACTATTGAAGAACGAAATATGCCATTCCCTCTTGATGCTGATTTGAAGAAGCTTATGCCTCTCATTCGTTTTGTATAATCTATTAATTCATAAATCATTATGGAAAGAAGCTTAATCAAGCAAATTAACAAGAAAAACATGGCGGCACGTCTCAACTCCCGTCATGTGAAGCCGATGTATTACCCGAATTTCTTTGGTGTGAAGAGAGTTACTTCATTGAAGTGGGAAACATTGGTTGGTGAAAAAGGCGCTCCGGTTATTGCTGACGTTATTTCTTTCGATGCATCTGCACCGGAGAAAACGCGTGAAGTGATCGGCAAAATGTCTGGTGATATTCCTAAGACCGCTATTAAGCGCTCGATGACTGAAAGTGAATATCAAGAATACAAGCAGTTACAACGCGATGCCCAGGGCGATTCTGATCAATTGGAACTATTAAATCTTGGTTTCAAAGATACCGATTTTGTGCATAATGGTGTCCGTGGACGTATGGAATGGGCTAGTATGCAATACATGTCACGTGGCGGAACCAACTTGACATCCTCTAATAACAACGGCATCGTAACTACGGAATTTGTCGGCGTGGGTATGCCTGCTGCCAACAAAAAAGTATCTTCCGTAGATTGGGCTACCGCTTCTACTGCTGATGGTCTTCAAGATATTGAAAATGTACTGGCCGATGCAGCCAAGGAAGGTGTGTCTCTTCGCTATATTATTATGCTTACTACTGAGTTCTCTTTGCTGAAAAAGCAGAAAGCAACTATTGATAAGATTAAAGGCTGGATCAATCAAACGTCCAAGGTCGTTATCACAAAGAAAGTGATTAATGAATATCTTGCAGAGCAAGAAAACCCATGCCAGATTATCACAATCAATCCGGCGCTACGTATCGAAGATAAGAACCATAGTCGTACTACTATCTGTCCGTGGGTTCGCAAACGTATCTGTTTCTTAGAGGATTTGCGTGTAGGTGATATCCAACACGGACCAATTGCAGCAGAAGATTCTGAGAGTCTGAGAAAGAAAGCATTGATGGTAAAGAAAGATTTTGTTCTGATTACCAAATGGTCAACCGAAGAACCATTTAAAGAATGGACCAAAGGAGAAGCAAACGCATGGCCGGTAGTTAATGATCCGGAAGCGATGTACATTCTGAAAGCTGACGGTAAAGCATGGGCAGCCGATGAAGCTACAGAAGGAACAGACAATATCCCCGCTAAATTCTTGGGTCAGGAAGTTGAGAAAGAAAACTTAGAAGCAGAAGACGAAGAGTAAACAGTTATGGCAACAATCAGAGAAACAATACTAGAATATCCATCTATTGAGGATATGGAAGGCTTCTTGGATAAGGTAGTCTTCATTAAGCGGGGTATCAACCCCGAAGCAGAATGTACTACTGAAAGCATGAAGCTGGTCGGTCTTTGTGTCGCTGATATGTATGCCATGATGGTAAACTCACCGGATTTCAGTGAAAACAAGCTTTCTATCACTCATCCCCGTTCTTTCTATATTCAGACTGCAAAGCAGTTGTATATAGAAAACGGGGAGCCGGAGAAGGCGGCTAAACTTGGCAAGCGAATCATTATCAAAGGAAGGGCAGGTAGCAGATGGTAAAACGATACCCACATACAGCGATAGTCACTATGTCTGCTAAAGGGCAGGTTGTTGACGGTGAATTGGTTCCGGGAATACCAGTTGAAATATCTGTCTCCGGACGTTATGACCCAGTAAGCGATGGAAGAATCGTTCTCAAGCGTAATTCGGCTGGTGATGAAGCGCAAATACATGGCTATTTCTATACCAAAATGCAGCCACCGGCCGGTAGTAAGTTTTTGCGTTTGAAAGTCGAATCAAAGGGTATTGATGTACCTGTTATCTGTTGGGAACTTTATCAATCACATTCAATTATCAACGTATGAGAAACGGTATGACTCCCCTATTCACTTATGATGAATTGGAAAAATGGTTTGATCGCTTTCAAAGTAAAGCAGAAGATAAGATGCTTGTATTCCTGCAGGCAGGAGGTGAAAAGTTTATCGAAGTAGCCCGCCGGAGTGGTTCATATAAAGACCAAACGGGCAATCTTCGAAGCTCTATTGGATATATAATAGCCAAAGACGGAGAAGTGGTTACAGAAAACTTTAAGGAGGGTGACAAAGGGACTGATAAGACAACCGGTAAGTACAAAGGTCGCAGGCTTGCAGAAGAAGTCTCACTATCATATACTGGCGGTTATGTGTTGGTTGGTGTTGCAGGAATGGAGTATGCGGCAGCCGTGGAAGCTAAAGGGTATGAGGTTGTTTCAGGAGCTAATACGCAATGTGAGAAGTATCTAAGAGATACATTGAAGTCAATTTTTAGCAAGATTTAATTATGGATGAATTCGACGCTGTAGATATAGTTTATGATGCTGTGGCCGCTGCGGGCACCGATGTTATGATTTACAAGGATAAGTCGGAAGCCGGCTTTACTAATGAACACATCGTTATCAATCATCTGCAATTGAATGAGCTCGACTTCATCAATAAAGTGCCTGTTAATATAAACATCTTTGTTCCTTGGAGTGATGAAAATGGTATGTTAAAACGTCAACGAATGAAAGAATTAAAGCGTAAGGTAAGGAAATCGCTTGATTTAATCAATAGTAATGACGGTGTATGTAAAGAAGTAACAGTCCTCTGGAGCGTTCCAATGCCGGACCTGAAAGAAGGCTTTGCTTGTACAAATATCAGATTAGAAATTTTAATAGATCAATAATTATGGCAGGAGAAGCTAGACCTATCGCTATGGGCGTAGGTGGAATTAAATTTGGAACAGTCGGTGACGGCGTTCCCGGTGCAGATCTCAAAGATTATCCCCTTCCGACCAAAGGAAGCGTTGCATTTAACTTTGCAGATCCAAAGGAAGTGAAGATTGAAGTAGAAGGTAGTGAAGAACCTTTTTATGTTGAACTGGTGAAAGATACGACAGATTATGTCGAGTTCTCCATCCCTACTCCATCAAATGAGGTTCTTAAAGAACTAGCAGGCGGTGAAGTGGATACAACAGGAGGAAAAAATATCTGGAAAAAGCCTCTTAGTACTCCTTCTATCTCTAAAACGTTCCAGTGTGAAACATTACCTAAAGACGGTAAGAAGGTCGTTTATACCATCGTAAATGGCAAGATCGCCTCAAAGATTTCACAGGCTCCCGGATCAGAGCAAGCAGAGTTGTTGCTTGTTCGTGTATATATGCAAGCTGCTGTTACTGCAGACGGTAAGAGACAGACTGCTTTCATGCGCGAAGTAGTTACTATTGCCGGAGGCGGAGAAGCCCCAGCGAATGCTGCGAATGTCGAAGGCGGAGAAGCTGCTCCAAGTGGTGCGAAAAAATAAATAACGGTTCTGTATAGCTCAGTTGGTTAGAGCGCTACATTGATTATGTAGAGACCGGCGGTTCGATTCCGCCTACAGGAACAAACTATTGAAGGATGGAGCTGAAAGTATTGAAGGTTAGTTGCAAATAACCAGAAGTATTGCCCGGAAGTACAACGGGCTAGGCTCCTTGATGAAATTATGAGTATAAAGAATTTATTTCAGCAAGAGTCTGAATCCGTTACGGATCAGGCTGTCAAAATTCCATTCGAATTTACTAACCGGGATTCTATTCCTAAAGGAAAGGACCCCGGCAATTGCATAGTTATAAAGCCTGTCACCGTTCGGACATGGTTTCGGATACGCCCTTTCCTTCTTGAAGTCGAGAAAGAAGATCTTGATAAGATGATTGTGAAGGACGGAGAACTCAATGCAGACTTTCCGGAACTGATGAATAAATATGGAGGATTGCTTTTTGACATCGTCTGCCTCGGGATTCACAATAAGCCTAGTGATCCTCCGGAATGGTTCAAGAACGCTCTCGCAGACAATACGACATGGGAGGATATACGGATCCTGTTTAATGCAATTATATATCGCATAGGGTATCACCCTTTTTGCACCTCTATCACGATGCTTCGGAACGTGAGCCCGCTACGAGAGACGGAGATAATAGCCGCTCAGAAGAATTTGCAAAGTTGGAAGGATGCAACCAAAGCAGATTCCTAGTGATTGTAAAAGAAGCTCTAGGATTAACGTTTAATCAGACGTTGGATAGTAGCTATGGATTGATAGAGACATTACTGCAGGAGTACTCATTTGTAATGAGAGAGCGTAATAAGATTACTGATGAAGACGGTAAAGTTGAAGGTAGAGATTATGAATGGGTAGAACTACCCTCTTTTGATGATCCTAGTAAGACGATCAGGATAAAGAAGTATAACGATATAGCCAGTAAGGTCAAGGGTTAAGGTAATTTGCTGTTGTGTTTATATATTAGGTTAACTGTTTTTTTTATTAAATTGGTTTAGAGTATTGTGGTCCCTTGTATCTGTGAAGATATAGGGGATTTTTTAATATCCCCTTTTTATCTCAGCATCTACGCTATCCATCATCTTTGTTATTTCGACATTATCCCTTTCCAAATTTTGGATAATACGGGATTGGTAAGTGATCATCCCTTCAATTCTTCCTTTTTTGAGTCCGAGGCTTAGGCCTCTTTGAAAAGCTTCCTGTAGTTCTTTCTTCCGGAGAACGCTATTCACTCCGTTTTTTCGTTCATTTTCCTTGGTCATGGTGCTAATGAATGTTTGGTTTATATATTATAAGAAAAGGCTATCTTTTCCCTATTCTTTCCGACCAAGGAACATAATCTTTCATTTACACTAGGGATTATGTAGCAAAGGGAATTGATAGCCTATATTGTGATATAGTAGGCTTGTCAACTCCCCTAGAGTAAATCAAAAAATTGTTCCTTGGTCTTAGAACACTGCAAAGATGCTTATTCTTCTCGAAATAGCCAAATTTTAGCTTCTCTTTATATTTTAAGAATAAATGATATGGGTATTCAAAATAAAGACGGAGCGTTGTATTTCGCTACAGGAATAGATAACTCGGGGTTATATTCAGGACGTCAGGAGGCAATGGGGATCATCAAGGCGATGGCCGGTGAGATCACTTCTTTTGATGTATTCGGTGGGATTGGTATAAGTGCGGGCATTGCATTTGCCCAGGCCGCCAAAGGTGCATACGACTTTGAAAAGCAGTTCCAGCAAAGTATGAAAGAAGTTGCTACCCTTTCAAGCGGAATAAAGGGCAGTCTAACCGATTATATGAATCAAGTCGTAGAACTGACCCGAGAGGTGCCAGTACTTGCGAATGATGCGGCTAAAGCATTGTATCAGATTGTATCTGCCGGCCATGATGGTGCGGATGGTATGAAGGTTCTGGAAGTATCGGCTAAAGCTGCTATCGGTGGAGTTACCGATACGGCTACGGCAGCAGACGGTATCACTACCCTATTGAATGCCTATAAGCTTGATGTTTCAGAAGCAGAAAAAATATCAGACCAATTATTTACAACTGTCAAGCTTGGTAAGACATCGTTTGGTGAATTAGGTAAGAGTATCGCGCAAGTTGCCCCCATTGCTGCCAGCTATGGTGTCGAAACAGATCAAGTATTGGCTGCTGTAGCTACACTTACCAAACAAGGTACTCCAACGGCACAAGCTATGACACAGATACGTGCTTCCATTATTGCAGTTTCTAAGGTACTTGGTGATGGTGCATTTGATAACAGAACCTATCAAGAAGCTTTGGCAGAGGTTGCCAGGCAGGCCGGTGGTTCAGAATCTAAATTGCGTGAACTAGTGCCGGAAGTTGAAGCTGTTAATGCAGTTCTCGGGTTAACCGGTATAAATGTCAAAGAGGCTGCCGGACATCTGGAAGAAATGCAAAATGCCACAGGCGCGGCAGAAGCAGCATTTAAAGAAATGGCTTCTTCTGCTGAGAATCAAATGAAGCTACTGGGGAATAACATAACGGCGGCACTTCGCCCATTAGGACAGGAAATCTTAAAAGAAATATCTGCCGCAGCACAATCTATGAATGAAGCTTTTAAAGATGGAAGTGCTCAAGAAGCATTAAAAAACACAGGTGCGCTGATTGTGGCTGTTACAACGGCTCTAGTTGGATATAAGGGAAGTCTTTTAGCCGTAAGTACTGCCAAACAGGTATATACAACGATAACAGCTATTCTCAATAAGCAACGTGCAATTGAAGCAGCCAATCTTGTATTAACCAAAGGTATGTATGCAATTGAAGCCACTATGATTGCCAAGAACACATCGGCCCGTATTCTTTTAACCAAAGCTTTAAAGGCTCAAACAATCGCTCAGCTGAATAATATTGCTACAATGTTGACTAATCCATATATTGCAGCTGCGGTAGCGTTTGCTGCACTTGGAGTTGCTATTTATAATGTGGTTACAGCTGAGACGGCAGCAGAAAGAATACAAAGAAAATATAACAAGGCGATAGAAGAACAAAATAGACTATTGAATGAATTAAAAAGTAAAACTAGCAGTCTTGTTGCAGTTATACAAGATGAAAATTCGACGCAATACGACAAAGTTAAAGCATATAAACAACTTCAAGCTCTAATGCCTACAGTCTTCTCTAATATGGATATTGAGACATTGAAACTCATGGATCATCTTTCTTTGAATAAGCAAATTAATAATGAAATAAATAGAAGAGAAAGGATTGGGGCGAAGACTAATGTGATAATAGCCCAAAAGAAATATGATACAGCTTCTGCTAAATATAGAAAAGATATCGACAATGGTTTGGTTGGCGCAGGTTCTTTAGCTGAGAAAAATGAAGCATTTATGGAGCTTGAAGTAGCAAAGAAGGTTTATTCAGAAATAGAAAACATTCAAAAAGAAGCTAAAGAGAAATCCAAACCCAAAGAGTTGAAAATAATTTCCCTTCGGAACAATATTGATACACTGAAATCGGAAATCACAGAGTTACAATCACTTGTAGAGAAAGAACAAGAAGAAAATAATGGTTGGTCTCCAAATGCCTGGCTACTTGATGCGAAACAACATCAACTCTCTAAAAAAGAAAAGGAACTAAAAGCCTTACTTCCAGGAAAATCCAATGATAATAAGAAAGCTACTACGCAAAATAAGGCTTTTTGGACGAAACAGAAAGACGATGCTACAAAAGCACTAGATTCAATCGCTTCGGCACAAAAGAAATTGATGGATGCCGGAAACTTCAAGGGTATAGACTCCACTGTGGTAAAGTCCTATAAAGAAAATGCCAAGAAATTGAAAGAAGCTGAGAAAGAATTAAAAGTCTATGACTCATCTTCCAAACAGGACGATAAAGCGCAAAAGTTACGTGAGGAGCAGGAAAAATACAAGCTCCTGCTCGATAAGCAAACACGCGAACAGGAACGAATCAAGATCGATTCAGCAAATGAACTCGAACAACTTGAAATAAACAAGCTCAAAGAGAGTAGTGAAAAAGTCCTCAGACAAAGGAAACTAAATCACAAACTAGAATTGCAGGCTATCGAGCGTGAAGCAGAAGACAAGAAACTAAAAGTGATTGAAGATGCTCGCTCTGCTTTTGAAGCTAATCCGGAAAACAAGAAGAAGACTTTTAATACAAGTGCTTTCATCAATTCTGAGTCAACGAAGAAACTGTTTGCCATGTTCGACAACGTTGCAAAGGAAGCCGCTGCGACTGCTGATACAAAGTACAATCGTGGAGATGATTTATCTGATTTGTTGAATCAGTATCAGGACTATACAGACCAACGTCTTGCGATTGAACGAAAGTTCAACGAAGATATTGCTACTCTTCAAGAACAGCGCAAACAGGCAGAAAAGGACGGAAATACAGAACAGGTAGAACAGATTGATCGTTCCATCACCCAAGCTACGAAAGATAAGGGTATGGAACTTATGAATATGGACTATAATAAGCTGAAAGAATCTCCGGAATACGTTCGTGCCTTTGAGAATTTGAAAGAAACATCTTCTGAAACTCTTAATTCTCTTCTTTCTCAACTAGAGAATGCAAAAGGGACAGCAGCTAAGGTATTATCTCCGGACCAACTTCGTGAATATACCAGCACTATTCAATCAATAATGGATGAACTGGATTCACGTAATCCGTTTCAATCATTATCTGACAAGAAGAAGGAACTGGCAGAAGCGGAGGAAGAACTAGCTAAAGCGCAAATTGAGTTAGAGAATGCCCGGAGCCAGGCGGAAGCAGTGAAAGGCGGTGCTATGATTGAGAACGGTGTCAAGTCTTCTAAGTATAATCCCAAGACCGGAAAGATCGATTCAACTAAAGCATATCTAACCGAGGCGCAAGCGTTGGATAAGGTGAAGGAGAAAACGGATAACTACAATGAAGCAAAAGACAAAACGACGAAAGCCAGTGCAAAGGTACAAGCAGCTGAAAGAAAGGTAGCAAGTGTTATCGGAGAACTCGGCGACTCATTAAAAGATCTAGGATCGGCTATTGGCGGACAAGCTGGCGAAATCATTAGTATCATTGGCAATATTGGTACCTTCGCCATGACGGCGATGAATGGCGTAGAAACAGCATCAACAACGGCATCAACTGCAATCAAAGCGGTTGAAAAAGCATCTGTCATTCTCGCCATCATCGGTGCAGCTATGCAGATAGCAATGAAAATCTTCGACCTGTTCGGCAAAGACGACACAACGGAAAAGTATGAGAAAGCCAAAGAAGCTTATGAATCTTATATCAACATTCTTGATAGAGTGATAGAAAAGCAACTGGAATTGGCTGCAACTCTTACAGGAGATAATGCGAATACTGCTTATGACAAGGCCCTTGAAATGATAAGGCTACAGAATGAGAATGCACGTATTTTAGGTAAACAATACTTGAACTCTGGTGCATCCGGCAAGTCACATTCAAAGGGATATACTGAAGTGGAAGATATGTCCATGGAGGGGTGGAAGCAAGCGGCAGATACGCTAGGTATGAGCGTCGATGAATTTAAAGACAAAATGGGCGGACGCATGGCCGGTCTGTTTGATTTGACAGATGAACAACTTGCAAAACTTCAAGAAAATGCTGGGATCTTCTGGTCACAACTTGACTCTGACACTCAAAAATTCGCGGATCAGATAGTGGATGGTGTTACCCAGGTTGCAGAGGTTGTCGAGCAGAAGATCACCGATGCTACTCTCATTGATATAGACGGACTTCGTTCAGACTTTCAGGATCTGCTTACAGATATGGATGCCGATAGTGCTGATTTCGCAGATAACTTCGAGGAATACATGAGAAATGCTATTCTTAATTCCATGCTCAAAGAAGACTATATGGACCGATTAACAGCTTGGAGGAAGAAGTTTTATGACGCCATGGATGATGGAGTAACGGAAGAAGAATATAATGCTTTAAAAGCGGAAGGTCAGCAGATTTCTGATGACATGAAAGCCAAACGAGATGCGTTAGCTGAAATGTATGGCTGGAACAAAGATGACGATGAGCGTGAAGCATCAAAGAAAGGTTTTGCCTCCATGTCGCAGGACTCTGCAGATAAACTGGATGGTGCATTTGCTGTTATGACTTCTCACACATATTCAATAAACGAAGGAGTCAAGCAAATACAATTAAGTACAGATAAGATCATTGAGAAGCTTGTATACCTATCCAGCATGGACAAGAATATAGGTGAAATGATGAAACATAGCGATCTTGTCATTACTTACCTGTCAGACATAAGTAGTCATACGGCACGCCTTGAAGCTATTGAAAAGGCTATAGAATCTATCAGAATGGGGATTGACACATTGAACACTAAAGGCATAACATTGAAGCGATGACAGGACAATTTTACATAGATGGAATAGACGCATATACCAGTTTAGGGATATGCGTTACAAAGGGAAGTTACAATAATCTTGTAGCCTTCCCTGCTATCAAAGAACCGGAAAAAAACGACTGGCCGGAAGAAGACGGACAAGAATTTGATCTTTCTAATATTGCCCTAAATACAAGTGATATAAGCATTGAATTTGCGTATATGGGCAGTATGGGCATTGGCGGACTAATTGATAAGCTCTCGGACCTGAGTTATCATGAATTTCGTTTTCCACTTATTGACAGAACATATACTCTACGTTTGTCTTCTCAAAACAGTTATGTAATCAATGCGGGTCTTGAAATTTCTAAGTTCACTCTTACAAATGACTTTCCCCGTGAAGCCAACGATGAGTATCAAGAACCTATTAACGATAGTGACCTCCCATTTCCAAAGGGCTATGAGCTTGACGGTAAAGATCTAACCGACTATGGTGTAGTAGTATTGAAAGGCACTACAGCAGAGATACTGAAAACTCCTGCGGTAAAGAAGAATCTGCTGCAAAATTTCAAGTACCAGGACGGAGCCATCTACGACGGGAATGCCGTAAAGTTTCAAACTAAAGATGTAGCTATAAAATGCGCAATGCGAGCTAAGACGATCGAAACATTCTGGCGCAATCGTGATGCTCTACTTCATGACTTGACAAAGCTATATTTAAAGACAGATGATGAAGGATATGAGTATTCCGATGCGGAACGTATATTTTATTGTGATGAGTGGAGTGAAAGCTATCCCTGCTATTATAAGAGCTGTCAGACAAACAGTTTTACTCTGAACAACGGTGTATGGTGGGAATTTACCTTGAAGCTCGTATTTACTAGCTTCCGGATTGGAGAAACAGACTTCCTGCTTGCATCCGAAGCGGGTGAGTTTATTATAACAGAGGACGGAGAGTTTTATATTGACTTAAATTGAAGAGACCATGGATGAAAAAGAAATGAATGGAATCGTAATTAAAGGAGAATATCATGAGGCGGTACAATGGGACCTAGAAGGATTCAAATGTCACGAATGTTCCCTTTATGAAGTTTGTGATTGTATAGCAACTTGTACATTATCAGATATGTCTCTTTGTGAACATATAACTGATAATAAATTGTCTGTGTTTGTCAATCGCGGAAAAGTGAAAATAGAAAAAGTATAGAAGCCATGCCATTAAAAAAGAAAAGAATATCAGAGTTGAACGAAGCCAGCGACATGAAAGGCTTCTACACCATCGGTTACCGAATTGTTAGCGGTGTTAAGACCAGCCTTAAATTCGGGCTAGAGAAGATTCAGACAGCCTTAGATAATATGCTCAAAGCTACGAGCGATGCCAAAACCGCTACTACCGATATGCGGCAATTAGAGGCTACCGTTGAAGGGAATGAATCAACTCGTGAAACTGCTGAGTCTCGTCGTAACGCTTCCGAGCAATCAAGGCAGACAGCTGAAACGGGACGTTCAAGAGAAGAACAAGCCCGTGAAGCTGCTGAATCAGTGCGCATCACTAATGAGAATGCACGTAAGAGCGCCGAAACTGGACGTTCCTCTGCTGAAAGTAATCGTGTAACCGCAGAAGGTAAGCGAGTAACAGCCGAAGGCACACGCGAATCTAATGAGCAAACGAGAAAGAATGCTGAGACTGCAAGGGGCACGGCAGAAGCCGAACGCCTATCCTCTGAAACTGCTCGCAAGTCTGCGGAGTCTGCTAGAGTTACCGCGGAAGGAAAACGGGTAACAGTCGAAGAAGCACGCGTCTCAGCTGAAACAGCTCGTTCCTCTGCTGAAAATATAAGAAAGCAGAATGAAGAGACACGAAAAACTGCGGAAGGCACTCGCGGATCAAACGAGACAAAACGTGTGAATGCTGAAACAGGACGTAATAATGCAGAAATAGCACGATCATCTGCAGAAGAAACTAGGGTATCCGATGAAGATGCACGCAAGATCGCCGAAGCCGCTAGGGTGAAAGTTGAATCCGATCGTGTTACGGCTGAGAATGCACGTAAAACGGCTGAAACTACCCGGGCATCCGAAGAACAAACACGCAAAACAAATGAGGATGCTCGTAAAACGGCTGAATCTGGACGTTCTACTGCTGAGAATACAAGAATACAGAATGAGGATGCCCGTAAAACGGCTGAAACTGCTCGCGCAACCGCAGAAGGAAAGCGTGTTACGGCTGAAACCAGTCGTGTGGACACAGAAAATAAACGTGTCTCTGACGAACAAACACGCAAAAGCAATGAAGAAGCTCGTAAAACAGCCGAAAGCGGACGTTCTTCTGCTGAATCGGAACGTGTGAAGGAAGAAGATAAGCGCAAAACAGCTGAAACGACTCGTTCTACTGCCGAATCAGGTCGTGTTACAGCAGAAGATAAGCGGAAGGAAGCCGAAGTCACAAGGGGAACGAATGAAACTTCTCGTGTGGCAGCCGAGACCGCTAGAGTCACCGTTGAATCCGAACGCGTATCTGCCGAAACATCTCGTAAGTCTGCGGAAACAGGCCGGGTGTCGGAGGAAAACAAAAGAAAGGCTGCTGAAACTTCCCGTGTCACGGCTGAAACTTCCCGGGCATCCGAAGAAGACAAAAGAACGCAGAATGAAGATGCCCGTAAAACAGCGGAAGGCACTCGCGGATCAAATGAGACAAAACGCGTAAATGCTGAAACAGGACGTGTAGAGGCGGAATCTAAACGTAAGTCAGAGTATGCCGGTATTGTGCAGGAAATGACACAAGCAACAAATGAAGCCACCGGACAGATTGCTATTGTCAAGCAATTAACAGATGATGCAAATGCAGCTAAAAATGCGTCTGTTGAGCAGACAGCCCTTGCTAAAAAAGCTACGGATGCGGCTAATACTGCTGCTGGTAGTGTCAATGCTGCAAAAGAAGCTGCTACTACTGCAGCGGCAGGTGCCAATGCTGCCAAAACAGCATCAGAGGCACAAACTGCTCTTGCTAAGAAGGCCACTGACGATGCAAATGCAGCTAAAAATGCATCTGTAACACAGACAGGTTTAGCGAAAAAAGCAACGGATGATGCCAATGCAGCAGCATTGGCCGCTAACAATGCAGTTTCGGGAGTTGATGCAAAAGTGCAGACAGCGATTGATAAGTTAGTCGCTGGAGCTCCGGACGCTCTTGATACATTGATTGAGTTAGCGAACGCACTTAATAATGATCCGAACTTTGCTGCTACCATGGCAACAGAGTTAGGGAAGAAGCTCAACGTTTCCGATATTGTCAATAACCTGACAAGTGGTGGAGCTGGAAAGGTTCTTTCTGCCGAACAAGGGAAGACTTTGAAAGCTGCTCTGGATGCACATAATCACGATGCAGTATATGAGAAGATTATTACTAAACTAACTGCCTTCAATAAAAATTTCGGTACGGCTGCCGGAACCGTGTGCGAAGGTAACGATGCCCGCTTAAGTAATGCAAGAATTCCGTTAGCTCACTCACATAAGAAAGCAGATATTAGCGATTTCCCAACTTCAATGCCGGCAAGTGACGTGCCCGCATGGGCAAAGGCTGCCAATAAACCTACCTATACGGCAAGCGAAGTCGGGGCCTCTCCTACTAATCATAACCATACTGGAACTTATGAACCCGCATTCACTAAGAACACAGCCTTTAATAAGAACTTTGGTAGTGCTGCCGGGACTGTATGCGAAGGTAATGACGCTCGTTTAAGTGATGCTCGTACACCGAAAGCACATACTCATAAGAAGTCTGAGATCAGTGATTTTCCTACTTCAATGCCTGCTAGCGATGTACCCGCTTGGGCTAAGGCTACCAATAAACCGAGTTACACTGCAAGCGAAGTTGGGGCATCACCATCAAACCACAATCATGCGGGTACTTATGAACCTGCATTTACTAAAAAAACGGCTTTTAATAAAGATTTTGGTACGGCTGCCGGATCTGTATGCGAAGGTAATGATGCCCGCTTAAGTAATGCAAGAACTCCGTTAGCTCACTCACATAAGAAAGCGGATATTAGCGATTTCCCAACTTCAATGCCGGCAAGCGATGTGCCCGCTTGGGCGAAGGCAGCAAAGAAACCCACCTATACGGCAAGCGAAGTCGGGGCTTCTCCTACTAATCATAACCACGATGCAGATTATCAACCCCTCGGTGATTATGCTGACGCATCACATACTCATGATGCTTCTGATATTACACCTGATTCAACACATAGATTTGTTACTGACTCTGAAAAAAGCACATGGAACAGTAAGGCTGCAGGGAATCACAACCATTTCGGAGTATATCAGCCTGCTGGTAGCTATGCTCCCTCATCACATGGTCACAGTGCTAGTGATGTAACCCCTGATTCAACACATAGATTCGTAACAGATTCGGAAAAATCTACTTGGAATAGTAAAGCAGCCGGTAACCACAATCATGACTCTGCTTATCAGCCTAAAGGCAGTTATGCTCCTTCATCACATAGCCATGTTGCCACTGAAGTGACTCCGGATGCTACTCATCGCTTTGTTACTGATACGGAAAAAAGTACATGGAATGGTAAAGCTGAAGGGAATCATAATCATGACTCAACTTATCAGCCTAAGGGAAGTTATGCTGCCGCATCACATTCACACTCTGCTTCAGACATAACAGAAGTGACAAATAAGAAGTTTATGACGGATGCAGAAAAGAGTGTACTAAGTTCTCTTGGAACTACGTATGCTTTAAAAGATTTCTCTAATATCGGAGCTAAATCACTTGGACAAAATGGTTATCGTAAATATGATGACGGCTTGCTTATCCAGTGGGGATATATTACAGGAAGTGCCTCAATTAAAACAACTTATTTAAACAGTTCATTTTATGATAGCAATTACAATGTATCTGCTATCGGAGTTTATAATAATACTTCTGAAGCAGTTGTCATAGCACCAATGCTAGTGTCCAAAACTCAATCATATTTTCGAATGTGTGTTAGATTTGGAGCTGATAATGGTGGTGGCGGATATTCTCCCTGGCCTTACTATTGGTTTGCTATTGGCCGTTGGAAATAAGATTACTTCCAACGACCAATAGCGAACCAATAAAAAGCTATACTAAACCCTCCAGCATCGGAATCAACATTTTGATAAACAGAATCCATTACAAAATAAGATGCATATTTATTAAAGATATCAAAAGAATATATGTAATTACTATGTACTTTCCTGGTTCCAGTTAATAGAATAGTGTAATTACTATCATAAAAGGTCGTATTAAGATACACGGTTTTACCTATCCCGGAAGTACTTGAGTACCCCCATTGAATAAGCAGGCCGTCATCATATTTACGATAACCGTTTTGTCCAAGTGATTTGACTCCGATATTAGAGAAATCTTTCAAAGCATACGTAGTTCCAAGAGAACTAATTTTATATAAACAAATAACTAAATGAATGTATTATGAAATACTGGAAACAAGGATTTTACGATGAACCAATTGAGGGTTCGGTAGAAATTGAGGACGACTATTACAATGATTTGTTAGAAGGTCAGTCTGAAGGAAAAGAAATTTACGAGGGTGATAATGGTGTTCCCATTTTGGTAGAGCATGAGTATTCTATTGATGAAATAAAAGAAATGAAGGTAAGTCGTATCTTGCTGTATGACAAGTCAAAGGCGGTCAATTCGTTTACTTTAAATGGAAAAGAAATGTGGCTTGATAAGGATACTCGGGTTGGTTTGAAGAACTCTATTTTAATAGAACAAGACATGGGAAGGACCGAAACAGTGTTGTGGAGCGATGGTGTGAAATATACTATTCCTATTCTTAACGCATTAGCAATGCTGAATTCACTAGAATTATATGCCCTTGATTGCTACAATATAACGCAGTTGCATCTTGCAGCTATAAAAAAGATGTATATCGTGTCGCAGATTGAAGAGTATGATTACACAGTAGGTTATCCGGAAAAACTATTATTTGAATAGCATTAAAAACACATACCTGATTATATTTTAGAGTATAATTCTAATCAGATGATATGATAATTTTATATAGTGGTAATAAGGAAATAAAGCTCGACGTAAAGGACGAAAGTTACTCTTACGAAGCGATCATGGCGGAAGATACACTTAATTTGTATTTTTCCTATCCGGGATACTTAGAAATACCGGTCGGAACTTGGTGCGACTTTTACGGAAAGCGTTATTCTCTCAAAAAAGATAGTAATTTCAAGAAGAAAGGTGAGCGCAACTTTGAATATACACTTATCCTTGAAACAGCTAAAGCGGATGCTATGATGTGGAAAGTTCGTCACATTGCAGATAACAGCATCAAATTCGCATATACAGCTAAAGCACATGAACACCTACGATTACTCGTCGAGAACCTAAATCGTCGTGATATGGGCTGGAAAGTCGGTGATTGCATCGAAGGAACAGATAAAGTTATCAACTATAATCACACATATATTCTTGATGCCCTTAATCAACTTGCAGATACGTATGAAACGGAATGGCAGATTACTGGAAAGACGGTTCATCTTCGTAAAGTTGAATATAACAAGAATAATCCTTTGAAGCTGTCTTATGGTAAAGGCCATGGTTTCAAGGTTGGTGTTGGTCGGGAATCCGGAGATATACCGCCCGAAATTGTCCTAGTAGAAACTTCTGATCGAAATATCAACTACTCGACATACGGAGCTAAATATCTGTTACTACCCAAATCTAAGACCCTTCATTATGAAGGTAGAACGTATATAACTGATGCAGACGGAACCAGTGTCATGCGTGCTGACAAGACCTTAGTTACAGGTAAAGAGGATAGTCTAGACTGCACTGCAATCTATCCTTCTCGTATTGGTACTGTTAGCTCTGTTATCGAGGTCAATAAGGAGACTAACTTCTATGATTTTGTAGATAGCGATATACCTAACGATCTTGATTTTAAGAAATGTCTGATAGCCGGAGAGACCATGACCGTCATCTTCCAAACAGGTATACTGACAGGCAAAGAGTTTGAAGTCAAGTATATCCATGAGCCCATTCTTAAAGAGGATGGAGAAATAGAGAAAGCAGGTAGACGTTTTGAAATAGTTCCACAGGAGATCGACGGTATCACTATGCCGGAACATGATGTTTGGCATCCTAAGACAGGCGATACTTACGCAGTATTTGGCATTCAGTTACCGAACTCATATATCTGTAATGATGAAGAGCAGACAGGTGCGAGCTGGGAAGTATTCAAGGAAGCTGCTAAATATCTCTTTGAGCATGAAGATAAGCAATTCACTTTTACCGGGACCTTGGACGGTATCTGGGCAAAGAAACGCTGGCTAAAGATAGGCGGTAAAATTGTATTAGGCGGTTATGTAAACTTCTCCGATAGCCAATTTCATCCGGAAGGTTCGCTTATTCGTATGATAGGAATCAAGCGTTATGTGAACAATCCCTATTCTCCGGAAATAGAATTATCAAATGATCCAGTTGGTACATCCGTAACCAGCGAACTAGATAAAATCGAGACAAATGAAGTTGACGTAGATATCAAATATAAAGATTCTTTGCGATTTACCAAGCGCCGTTTTCGTGATGCAAAGGAAACTATGTCTATGCTTGAAGATGCTTTATTGAACTTCTCCGGATCAATCAACCCCATCACGATACAAACGATGCAGTTACTTGTAGGTGATGAAAGTTTGCAGTTCCGCTTTGTCAGATCAAAAGCGGTCCCGGTACAAGTATCTCATAACATTACTTACAATATCAATACAAAGGTTCTACATTCGCCTGCCGGCATTATCCAACACATGACGCTAGGGATAAAAACGGTGTCGTCTGAACACAAAGCTAGCGAATACAAATTTTGGGATATGGCTGAATATAATTCTCCGGTGCTTATTGCCCCAGAGAAGAAATATTATCTGTATGCTGTATGCAGCAAGGAGAATCAGACCGGCACATTCCTTCTCAGTGAAACAGCTATCAAAATGGAACAGATAGCAGGATATTATCACCTACTAACCGGCATCCTAAACAGTGAGTATGAAGGTGAGCGCAGCTTCGTTGAGTTGTATGGATTCACTGAAATTCTGCCGGGCCGCGTAACGACAGAACGGATCATCTCTCCGGATGGAAAGACATACTTCGACCTGGTTAAAAGTAAAATAGTTGGAAATATTCAAATTAAGGCAGGCTCCTCCGGATTAGAAAATTTGGAAGAATGGCTTGAAGTAAGCGATCTGATCGATTCTATTCAGAAGTCTGCAGCTGATGCAAACGATGCTGTTGGAGGTCTGCATGATTATATCGACGGTGCATTTGCTGACGGTATTATTACTGAGGCAGAAGCTAAGGCTATCGAAAAGTACATCAACACAGTAAATAATGCGAAAGCAGCTGTAGAAGCAACATACAACAAACTGTATGTGAACCCTTATCTCTCAGGAACGGCCAAATCGGGATTACTTAATGCTAAAGTTACGTTGATGGGAAGCATTGAGAATCTTATCAAGTCTATCAATGATGCTATTGCGGATGGACAGACAACTGTTGCAGAAAAGAAAGACGTTGATGATAAGTATGTCTTGTTTAATTCTGCGTATGCCGACTTCACCGCCGCCGTAGAAACAGCCAATAAAGCGATACACGATGCCTTGAAAGGTTATTCAGAAGAAGCATTAAGAGAGGCCGCTGCTGCTATGGAAGCAGCCAATGCAGCAGCCAAGAGTGCCAGTGAAGCAAACAATGCAGTATCCAATCTAAATAATTATGTAGATGGTGCATTCGCTGACGGTGTAATATCCGAGGCGGAAGCTAGTGCTATCGAAAAGTACATCAACACTGTAAATAATGCGAAAGCAGCTGTAGAAGCGACATACAACAAACTATATGCAAATACATACTTAACCGGAGTCGCAAAAACAAACCTGCTTAATGCAAAGGTTACGCTGATGGGGTCCATAGAAAGATTGATAAATGCAATAAATACCGCCATTGCAGACAAGCTTACTACTTCAGACGAAAAACAGGCTGTTGATACACAGTTTGCAAGCTTCAACAGTGCTTATGCTGACTTTAATACTGCTGTCGAAGAAGCTAATAAGTCCATACAGGACAAGTTAAAGTCTTTCGCCGATGATGCTATGAAAAAAGCACTGGAAGCGTTACAGGATGCGGCGGATGCCGCAAAAGCCGCTGAAAAAGTAAACGGTGATGTTAGTGATTTACATGAATATGTAGACGGTGCGTTTGCCGACGGTATTATATCAGAAGCAGAAGCTAAAGCTATTGAGAAATATATCAATACAGTCAAGAACACGAAAGCCTCTGTAGAAGCTACATATAATAAGCTGTATGTAAATACATACTTGGTTGGTGTTGCTAAGACTAACCTACTCAATGCTAAAATCTCTCTCTTTGGGGCTATCGACAATCTCCTCGCAGCAATCAACGTTGCTATTGCTGACGGGCAGACCACTACTGCGGAGAAAAAAAACGTTGATGATAAATTCGCTCTCTTTAACTCAACTTTAGCCAGTTTCAATACAGCCGTCGAAGCAGCTAATCAATCAATACAGGATGCGCTTAAACAGTTCGCCGACGACAACAAGGCGGAATTAGACATACTGAGCGATAGAATATCCGCACAAGTAACACGTGTAGATAGCATTACACAACGTATCGATACAGCCGGATGGATTACCACGTCAGACGGTAACAAGATATACGCTTCTAAGGAGCTGGAAAATGGTAATACGCTTATATCTTATATCAACCAGGCGGCCGGAGCAACAACAATCCATTCATCTAAGATCAATCTGGAAGGTGCTGTTACTATTACTGCGCTTCATAGTGATCTGCAGGGAGTAATTAACTCCAAGATTGATAGAGACGGATTAGGTAAGTTGGCATTTGAGGATGCAGTTGAATATGCTAAATTAGGCACTACCATTGTGGTAGGCGGTTACCTAAATACTGACTTGATAAAAGTCCGTAGAATAGATGCTGATTCCGGGTTTATTGGCGGTTTTACTATCGAAGGCGGTCGTCTTGTATGGACACGTTCAGGATACTTCGGTGGAACATCTCGTAGCTTGAAGCTAGGCTCTGGAACTTCAAAGGAAGGTGTTGTCAACGTTACTTTCAATGCAGAAACGGATGGACGTTTTGGGGTCGCTGCCATTGGTTCTAATTTTGGTGGAGCTTGTATTTATGCCTCCAGAAATCTAAATGCATCAGACAGAAGCTATCCACTAGCAAGTACAACGTATGCCGGCTTCTTTGATGGAGGTGTTTACGTGAAAGGAACATTATCAAGTGAATTATGCTTAGCAGATAATTACGGCTGCATCACATCTAGAGATGCAAATGGTGGAATTAACTATTACCGAGGAATAGATTTTGATTTTGGTAATAACATGAAATTTAGAAAAGGATTATTAGTATCAATAGATTAATATATAATAATTATGAGAATCAATTTAAACAGGCTTCTACTAGATTTTAAAGGTGATGAAGCTATTAAAGTAATCAACGGTAAGGAACAAAAGCAGTTTCTCCGTGATATGGTTTCAGAAGCGCTTTATGCTGCAGGCATGAATCCTCAATTAGGCATGGATATGTCTAAAAAACTACGTGCTTACAATATGCTTCAGCAGATTATCAATAATCGAGGAATACTTGATATTACAACGGAAGATGCTACTCTCTTAAAAGAGATTTGTGCAGATGTATTTACCGCTGGTGCTTTCGGGCAAATTAACGAATTAATTGAAGGAGGAAGCAAAGAATGAATGTTACTGCAACAAACAGTACGGGCGTAACAAAGGTTACGGAAACCGTGAAGATCAAGTACAGGATGTCAACTCGCGGCACTGAGGCGATAAAAGATGTCACAGCTGAAATTTCTAATGATGAAACAGTTGTCGGATTCTTTAATATATCGAAAAACGGGGTGACTGGCTTTTCTCTACATGAGGATCACGGGCTGACTCCAGAGGAAGTGAAACAGGTATTCCATACTGCTATTGATGATTGTAGCGAGGTATTGAAATGAAGTATTAATATTTTAGATAAATGATTATGGATTATTTCAAAAACTTACTTATTGGATTGATTACCGGTATAGCTGCTTATCTTAATCCTATCTCAGGGGAGATCAAAAGCCTTATTGCTGTATTTGCCCTCAACTTCATTTGTGGGCTTCTTACTGCCCTACTAATCAATCATGAAAGCTTTTCTTTTAAAAAGGCTTGGAGATGCATCGTAGAAGCAACTATTTTCTTTGCCTTAGTTAGTTGTATCTATTTTATTGGTGAACACAAAGGAAATCCGGAAGGTGCACTTCAATGTGTCTCATTTATTACGTATAGCGTTTTCTATTTCTACGGGGTAAATATTCTGAGGAATATCAAAGAAATTCTCCCTAACTCTAGCAATGGTTACAAGGTGGTAGCTTTCTTGCACTATGTATTAAGTGTCGAGTTTATAAAGAATATCCCTTATCTAACGAACTACTTACAAAAAGGAGGTGCAAAATGATTGAAGTTTTGGAGTTTATTTTTCAAGATTCTTGGCATTGGTTAGGAACAGCCATTTTGATAGCTATCATTTTCCGTGTCAATTTGGTAAAGATTGGCTCAATAACAAAGAATAAGGAGGAGAAGAAATGAAGAAAATTGATGCTATTATCATCCATTGTTCGGCCACACGTGCCGGACAGGATTTGAGAGCTAAAGACATTGATCGGATGCACAAGCAAAGAGGCTTTAGTCAGATCGGTTATAACTTCGTCATAGACCTTGATGGAATGGTAGAGAATGGGCGCCCGCTTTCCATTGACGGTGCGCATTGTAATACTAAAGGCTTTTCAGAATCATCATATAACAGGCATTCCATTGGCATCTGTTATATCGGAGGCTTGGACGCGTCCGGAAAGCCTACTGACACACGTACTCCTGCTCAAAGGGCAGCACTGCGTGAATTGGTAGCGAAGCTCTGTAAAGAATATCCTATTGTTGAAGTGCTCGGGCATCGTGATACTTCGCCGGATCTGGATAACAGCGGCGAAGTAGAGCCAGCAGAATATATCAAAGCGTGTCCCTGTTTTGATGTACGTTTTGAGTTTACCAACTTCTTACGTAATACAGTGATCCGACCATGAAACGGCAAATATACATTATCATATTGCTGACGTCAGCAATATGGTTTTCATCCTGTCGGAGTATCCGACATATTCCGATTGAAACAGTAAAGCATGACAGTATCTATATTAGTAAGGTACTGCATGACAGCATCTATCAGAGAGACAGCATCTACGTTGATCGTAAAGGTGACACAGTACTTATTTATAAGGACAGATATTTATATAAGTATAAGAACCTAGTTGATACAATGTATGTAATCCGGATAGATAGTATCCAGGTCCCATTCCCAGTTGAACGTGAACTTTCCTGGTGGCAATCTGTTAAGGTACAAGTCGGAGAAATAGCTATAGGCATAATTATTGGTTTGATCATTATAATTGCGCTACTCCGTCGAAAGAAATAACTACTAAAAATAACACTAAGATTCATAATAAAAAACTTTGGATGCCTCTGCTTGTGAAAGTAGGGGTATTTTCTTTTGCTTATCTCATTTATAATTAGTACATTTGTGTACAGACGTGGATGTCTGTTGTACATCTCTCTACGGAAAAATTGCTAGTTTTCGAGATCGAGAGAAGATAATACGTTATTAATTCCAAAAATTAGCCTCGACTAAGCGTAGTCGGGGTTTTCTTTTGCCCTTTATCTACTATTACTAATGAGGATCTAAAAAGTTCGATAGAATAGAAATAATTTCTCATTTTATATACATCGGTAGAAATAAGTAGTACCTTTGTCCTGGGAATCATCAATTTCCACCCGTGACGACGGGATTTGCCTTGGCTGAATGGTCGAGGCTTTTTTATTTGAAATTTGATGCGACATCTCCCGAAATCATAAATTTAAAAACTTATTTTTGTGACATTATTGGGATGCTTGCATGGAAAATGTTTTTATTTAAACTAAATAATTTGAATGTCTTTATAATATGAATAGAATTATAATTATTGGTAATGGATTTGACTTAGCTCACAATTTAAAGACTGGATATAAAGATTTTATAAATGATTATTGGGCTACTGTTGAGGAAGGAGTTTATGATAAATACTGGCGGTTATTAGACCAACAATATGGAGGAGCCAAACACCCTCTTAATGATTATGAAGATCAGTTTATAAAAATTGAAAAAGAATATGATCAAACCAGAGTTAATAAAGTTTGTTCTTTTTATAAAGATAAAAAAGATAATCCTTTAGGGAAATTGCATACACTAATTGATGATCATAATAATGATCCTAGTGCAAATGTAACAGTTCATCTAAAGTTTAAGAATCATTTTTTTGAGCGTATATCTAATCAATGTTCTCCTGAAAATTGGGTAGATATAGAAAATGAATATTACAATGCATTGAAAAAACTACTTTTAGAGGAAGATCCCCAAAAACAAGCCAAAAGCGTTCGTAAATTAAATAAAGAATTTGATGATGTAAAAAATCTGTTGGAAAGTTACCTAACTAAAATCACCGAAAACACAGAAATCGCAAAACATCAATCTATAGAGAATGCTTTTTCATGTTGTGTAGAATTTGACGATATAGCTACATACAAAAAAACTGAATTTGTTAATTCTATTTTTTCAGATATATCTTTTATGGATGATATAACTTGGGATGCTGATCGAGAAAAAGATTCTCAGTATTCATGCTTGTCAATTGAGGAAGCTAAAATATATTTTATTGAAAAACATTGTAAACAGAAAACTTTTAAGGAGAGATTTTGCATACCATGTACATTAATTCTCAACTTTAATTATACAAAGACTGCAGAAAAGCTATATACTGATGAAAATTTCAATGAAATAATCAATATACATGGAGAATTGAACAGTGAAAATAACCCTATTATTTTTGGATATGGTGATGAATTGGATGATGATTATAAAAAAATAGAAAAGTTGCAGAATAATGACTTTTTAGAAAATATCAAGTCTATACAATATCATCAGACAAGGAACTATAAAAAACTGTTAAACTTCATAGCATCAGGTCCATATCAAATATTTATAATGGGACATTCATGTGGAAATTCTGATCGAACATTGTTAAACACTTTGTTTGAACATGATAATTGTCTATCTATCAAGGTGTTTTATTATCAGATTGATAAAAAGACTAACGATTATGCTGATAAAATTAAAAACATATCCCGTAATTTTAATAATAAGTCTAATATGCGTGATATAGTTGTAAACCGAGAAAACTGTTCTCCTTTGGTTCCGATAGAAACAGAGGTAGCCGAATAAGCTACCTCTTAATTATATATTGTCTTCTCCCAATCGTCCAGTACCGTTACATCCCACTTGGGAAGATCCGGATTAATGTAGGTAACAGATTTACCATATACAGAGAAGCTTTTCCCGATAAATTCGCTAATAGCTTCATCTTCCCCTTTTTGAAGACAGATATTCATAAAAACATGCATTTCATTCCAGTTTGTAGGCCCTATGAACAAAGATTCAATCAAGCGGCCTTTAACAGGTACACCGATAACTTGCTCTTTTATCCTATCAACTAATGATACAGCTTCTTCAAATGTCATACTTGTATTTTTAGAACAAATATATAAAAAAATAGATGCCCTCCCCCCTATCACATAAAAGCGATTTCAATCTGTGGAATTTCAGTATTACAAATTTCAATTCTATTAAGAAAGATATTTTCGTAATTCTTCAATTGCCTGTGATGCACTTCGGACTACCACATACTTATTACGGCATGATTCCGCTTGTTTTTGAAACTCTTTCTGTTCTTCTGACTGTTTACCTACCCTCGTTTTAAACTCTATACAGAGAGAAGCAAAACCCTTTTTGGGAATTAGTACGATCACATCAGAAACTCCGGGTTTCACTCCTTGACGTTTAAGGTTAGCGGCTTCCCTTACATGACGACTACCACCGTTCGGAACGGCAAATATAAGTCTGTCTGGAATATTGGGGAAATATAAAGGAATAAGTTTAAAGAACTCTGTTTGTATGCGAGCTTCCTCATTATTATGTACTTCTTTAGAACGTGGAGGATTACGCTGATCAGCATAACAATTATAACACATAAAACCGATATCGGTCTTAATAACCGACACTGTTTCCTTTCCACATAAAATGCACTTTTCTTTATTCATTTTTAATATTACTTTCTAAAAAACATATCACCCGAAATAGACCGGGCTGTATCATCACCAGTTAGCCGGATGTATCGAAAGAAGTTCTGTTCAGTCCGGTGCCCGGTGAGCTTCATTATCTCGAACGTCTTCATCCGGCCGGTCAGATACATATTTGTCGCTGCACTTCTTCTTGCTGTATGACTACTTATCAATTCCCACTTTTCATGGGTAACCGTTGTCAGCTTTCCGCCTTTAGTGAATGAATAAGTAATCGGATCGTTTAATCCGATTTCTTTCATTATCACCTTCAGATACTTATTGAAGTACTGAATGCAAAGACCGCATGGAACCTGACCGGCATACTTTGAGAAAATTTCCCGCACATAATCATGAGCTGGAACCTTTACGTCGATGTTAGTCTTTTTTGTCCGGATGACAATGTAGTTATCAATAAGGTTCTGACTTGTAAGTCTTGAATAGTCCGAATATCGCAAGGCAGTGAGACAGCCTAATACAAACATATCTCTGATCCGTTCTTTTGCTTTCCGCTTATCCTGCCTGACAAACTTGTAGTAGTATATTCTTGTGATCTCATTCATCGAAAGGAACACGGCGTTTGTTGGTTCAGTCCTCAAATCAATCTCGTCGTAGGTATTATCTACTGCATAGTTGTACTGAGATGCTCTACGCACAAGTGATTGAATTTTCAGAACGTATCCGACAATGGTATTATGTCGAAGTCCTTGGTCTTCCAGATAGATGATGAAATCGTCCAAAAACTCAGCCGTCACCGAATTGGTGAATATGTCACAATCAAACTCTGAGGAGAAGTTATCAATGTGTTTTATGATCGCATCGTAAACGGCTGCATAGTGTTCAGACTTGCGTCTGCTTCTCTTTTCAAGCACATCCTGGATGAAATCAGTGAATAATATGCCTTCAAGCGGTTTCTCCTGCCGGAAATGGTTAATGTAGTCCTTGCGTACTTGGGCGGTCCGGACCGGTTGTGATAATTGTAATGCTTTGGCTGTATCATTTTAAAGGGTTAGTTACTATGTTTATTGAATATCATTCCGAGGTGCTCCTCGATATGATTCGTTATTATCTTGTTTAGAGTATTAATTTACTCGGATAATACTTCTCTATCTCTGGAGATGGTGGAGTAGTTTCTTGCAATTCTTTTTCAAATTCAAAAGCCCTTAACTCATCATGGTCAATGGCTATTCTGGTTACAAAACAATGTACCTTGATACCACTCTCGGTCTGACCTTCCCACACACGAGCAGGGACGCCGTTCAATTCAACTATCTTATCTGTACTTTTGATTGTTATCTTCATTTCTCTATTAATTTGAATTATTCTTCATCATCATATTCTGTATCAAAGATACGTGCAACCATATCTACAATATTTTCCTCAATATCTTCCGTGGATCCAGTTACCGCATTGGCTATATTTTTCTTCTCCTGAATGATCCGATAAACTTTTTCATCAATAGTTCGCCGGCCAAGAAAATAGTAGCAAGTCACAGAATCCTTTTGTCCGATACGATGCGCACGGTCCTCACATTGACAGCAATCGGCGTACGTCCAAGGGAACTCAACAAAGGCGACATTACTTGATGCGGTAAGCGTCAAACCGACTCCGGCTGCTTTTATTGAGCAAATAATAATATCCACTTTAGGATTATTTTGAAAGGCGTCAACCGCTCTTTGCTTCATGTCCGGTGATTCTCTACCTGTTACAGATACAGCCGTGGGGAAGTAACGTTTCAATTGATCTACAACTTCATGAAGCGAACAAAAGAGGATTATTTTCTTTCCATTCTCCCTGAAGTCTTTCACAAATTCAATAACATCACGTACTTTGCCACGAGCAGAAATTTGCCGGAGAATATTGATACGTACCATCACTTCACCACGTAGAGCCTTTTCTATCTTATCATCGTCAGCATCCTTGTATTTCTGTAGATACATAATAAGGTCGCGTTCTGCATCCATATACTCTTTGCGATTTGTAATTTCGCAAGTATTAACCTGACGTATCTTATCCGGAAGGTCTGTAAGAACAAGAGACTTTTCACGACGAAACATGCAATATTGCCAAAGGTTGAAATTCAGTTCTTTCAAATTAGAAGCCTCTCTTTGGCCGGAGCAGTATCGGTTAACAAATGGTTTATAGCCACCAAAATCCTGCATACGGTTTAGAATTGCCAGCTGTGGAATCAAATCTTTAGGCCGATTTACTACCGGTGTTCCAGTAAGTTCTATCACCCATTCTTTACCGGTGCATATCCCTTTACAGAATTTAGCCTGCTGGGTAGATGCAGATTTACAACGATGACTCTCATCAATGATAACTGATTTGAATAAGTTGATTGAGTTTCTAAATTCTACATCTCTCAACGTCCAGCCTTCGGCTTTCTTTATGCGTTGTACGAAGTATTTCTTTAATGATTCATAGTTAACAATAAACACCTGGTGCATTCCTGTCTGGAAGAAAAAAGTCCACGTATCACGTACCTTGTCAGTTAGGATCATCGCTTTTTTATCTGTAAATTTCTCCCATTCACGTAACCAGTTTATTTTGAGTGAAGACGGACAAATGACAAGACAAGGAAAAGCATCAGCAAGATTTATTGTTGCAATACTCTGCAATGTCTTACCAAGTCCCGGTTCATCGCAATTCATAAACCGTTTTAGTTCCAATCCTCGTGCAATACCTTTAAGCTGATAAGGATAAGGCTGAATCTTTAAATTGTGCGGAACGGTTAGATCCGGCAGTTCCGGAATATCATAAGCGATATCTTCCTCCTTTTTTTCTGTACCGTTTACCCAATTTATATTCTCAAACTGCTGTATTTGATAAATCATCCTTTCAAGCTCTACCCTACTCCTTGTCGGGACAATCCAAACTTTTTTAGTACCATCAAAATGTCTACCGGGAATCTGTCTGACCCGATCTATTATTGAAGTCTTATATTTGAATGATAATTCGAAATTATCTCCTTTTAATTCAATATTCATGATTCAGAGTATTTAGCAGGGGGAATTATCCCCCTGTGATGATTGATTATGCGGTTGCGTCAAGAGGTGCAGGCGCCTCTATTTGTTTTTTGCGTCCTCTTTTTTTAGGCTTCTCTTCTTCCAATACAACAGCTTCTTCCGGTTCATCCGTTTCGAAATCAAGCCGCTCTTGTCTGACTCCCCATTTCTCTTCAAACAGATAACTTTCAACTTCCGCATCACAAGCTGCAGCATCAATGCTCAATTCTTCATAGTAAGGATAGTCTGCATCAAGGAGAGGAACGAAGATTTTCAAGTCAACAACTTTGCCGGACTGGAGAAGTTTAGCTCCCATAATGGTAATTCCAGAAACACCATCGACGCTGTCATTTGCATAGCCCGCAATGATATAGTTTTCCAGAGTCTCTGCATAGCCCGGGGAAGTAAAGCTATCTTTGTTGATATTAGAAGCTTCTGGCTGCTCACACAAAACGACGAGATGCAATCTAAGCCGGATAAACGCCTCCCTTAAATCGCTGTGAATGATCTGATCGCAGCTCTTGTTAATTACATTCGTGTAGTTCGCTTCCGAGAAACGCTCATTGTACACTACATTCAAGCGGTCTTTTTTGATAACCGCCTTCTTGATCTCATTTTTTGCTTGTTCCATAATCTTCTTTAGTTGATAAAGTGATAATACTAAATGCTGATACAACTCCCATGACGGCAGCCGTAGTTATTTCTCTAGTCGTTGCATCTTCTCTTTGAGAGAAAGATAATGCCGTAAACAGACCGATAACGGCTAGCCCGATTGTGATTCTTTTTAAGTTTTTCATGATGATTGCTTTTTATTGTTATTATACATTCCGGACATTTTCATTTCTTCTTTTGCTTTACTTATCACAGTTACACACCATGATAGTTGATGTGTTGCCGTCCGATTGCAGCGTTCGCACCAGTCTACCAAATATCGTTCTTCCCTACATAGAGAGTTAACTAGAGTATTTATGGCCGTCGCTGTTGCTTTCGCATTCTTAGCTGTTTCTACAAGTGTCTGCATAACCTCGGATTTCATCGCCTCATTGAGCCAGTATTTTGAGTCTGCAAGCAATTTGCCGGAACGGGCAACATATACAGCCAAGTCATTGCCACGTTGTACAGCTTCTGTCGCGTCTTCGCTCATGGTTATATTGAGAAATGAATCGATATTGGTTAATTCATCCAATATTTGATATTTAGGTGTGATAAGTAAGTTCATATTGTTTTCACTTAAAATATATTTAAACCATTAGTTGCCACCATTTAAAAGCAAGGTCCTCGTATTTCTCTTTTCCCTTGACATACGTAGGGTGATTCCGGTCGGTGATAAAATGCTTGAAGATTCGACAATTCTTTTTGCTGATAGCATAGATAAAATCTTGGTGGCTACCAGCTATATCCATATACCAGGCACGGGATCGGTCCCAGTCAAAGAAATCTATCGCTTCATCGAATTGTGACTGAGACTCTGCAAAGGTCGTTTTCAAATCGCCACCAAAACCGTAAGCAGATAACCACCAGTCCCATTTACAACGAGTATCGAGGTGATAGGCAAAGTTTCCATAATGGAACTCCTGCTGCTTATTTACCATGAACCTCTGTGTATCAGACTGCGCTAAAACGACGGCAAGGAATTGATCCTTCTCCGCTTCCTTCCGGAGAGCCTTACGCATTTCAAGTCCTAATTCAAATTCTTCTGTCGTGTACACATAATCATCTACCATCAGCTTGTCATACCGAACACGGTCATTCTCTGTGATAAGAGCGTCTACAAGAGTACCGAACTTGAATGCCTTTTCTTTATCCCCGTATTGAGCACGGGGATAGAGATAATTTTTAAGTTCTGTCAGATCAGAGTTACTGACTTCTGTACGTGAATAATATGAATCGGGATTTGACATAACTATTTAGCTTTTACATCTGCCTCATAGCTGATGAATTGTGATTCGATATGTTTTTGCTCTTTGCTGTTTGCTTGTTTCTCACAATAAGTAATCATCTTTTTAAATATCTTCTCCAGTTCCTCAACAGGTAAGGTTTGCCCTTCGTTTATCCACCACATTTGGAACACATCTAAGTATCCCTGTTGGTGAAGTACAATAATTTTTTCTTTCACCTTAGCATTTGTCGGCGGAGGAGCAATAGAAGCGGCAGCACCCGCAAAAAGACTACCGATTGAACTTTGCTGCGCTTTCATTGCAACTTCTTGTTTAGCTGCTTCTTCCGCTTTTTTTATTTCTTCCATCTGTTTAGCCGTTTCTGCAGCTTCACGTTGTTTGCGTACTTCTTCCGCTTTGGCGGCTGCCTCTGCATTAGCAAAACGAAGCTGCTCCAACTCTGCTAGTTCTTTACGTTTAGACGGAATACGGTCGGTAAGATCTTGCTTAACGTTTAATAACTTAGCCTTATACTGTTGAGCATATTGTTCATATTTACCTTCTAAGATATTTCGGCGAATCTCCTTTTTTGTTTCTTGACTGATATAGTAAGTCGCTGAATCCGCACTAAACTTATCAAAATGAGATTTGGGATAATCGGTCTGAAAGACTGTGATTCCTATAACTTCGCGATCGAAGTTCTCATGTGTCAAATTAGAGAAGATGCCCTGTAATTCAGAAACTTTACTTGAAAGATACTGGTTGAAATAAGAAAGAAGGCTGTTCTCTATTATCTGTTGATAATTTGCTTTCTCTGTCTCAATTCTAGCTCTTTGCTCTGCTTCTTTCTTTCTTTTCTGTTCTTCTTCATATTTGAACTTAGCATACTCATTGCGTTTTGCTACAAGCTTCCCGGGGATTGTGGTAGAATCTTTAGGATCAATCTCTTTTTCCTGTGAAGTGAAGAAAGAACGCACTCTATCAAAAATCTGTGTGATAGGTTTACGCCGTTCATCCATATTTTTAATAGTTACACTAACCTTTTTCAAGTAGTCAGCTGCAGCCTGGTCTATTGCTTCATTCATACCTTCTCCTTCGATTGTATCAAGGAGAGTTTGACCGGCTTCATTGCATTTCTTGACAGAGTTAGTATTCCTTCCGATGATGTCCGGAAAGGATGAAAGAATGTTTTTTACCTCATCTATTTTGATTAATTCTGTTGCCATAATTGTTTTCTTAAATTGGTTAGTAAATACTTAGAATCCTCCGTTTGCATCATCTTCAGACACTGTTACTTGTACAGGTTCCGGAGCGTCTAATTGCTTTTCTTCTCCGAAAGGAGTCTTAGGGTCATCTACCGTTTGAGCAGGTTCATTCACCTTTTCTTCATCTACAATGCCATAGTCGATAACTTCTTCATCTTCCTGCTCTGTAGCCATCATAGTATACTTTCCGGTACGGACCTTAGGATAAGCATCAAAAGCGTGCTTAATCATCTTATTTTCTAAAAAGCCGGGATCAATGCCGCCACCATTTGAATAGTACAACTCATTAGCTTTGCCTTCTACTCGTTGTCCATCTTTGTAGTATGAGTTGTTTTTGGCTGAAAACTTAGCCAGGCGCTGGATATCGCCTTCAAGTAACCATTGATAGTCTTCAGATCCGTCACAACGAACTATGCGAATGAACGCCCCTATTACATTAGAAGATTTACGAGGTATAGCGGCTGAATAAGTAATCTTCTTCACACCATTATCGAGACTGATAGAGAATATATCTCCTTCGTAAACAATAACCGGGTTATCCGCATATCTTATTTGTCCGGCACGCATACGCATAGTCAGTTCCCCATAACCAGTAACAGAAACACTAGCTCTTTTTTCATATCTATCATATCCTCGTTCATCTTTTTGGCCTGTTTTTACCTTTCGTGGAATGAGATAACAATGAGGATGTGATGTATTATCAAGTGATAGTCCATTTACAGCCATATCTAGGAAGCAACCAAACAAGGACATCTTAGTACACTCCGCCAAGGACGGGTTTTCACGTAGAACCTTCTGAAAATTGAATACTTCCTTGTGATATATTTGTTCGCCCATCTGAGAACCCCAAATAGCGTTGTACATCTGAATAAATTTCGTCTGTACATTTTCATTTTCGACAATTTTCGTTGCTGGAAGTGCGTTTAGCTCCTCCACTCTAATTTGAATACTGTTACTCATAATTGTTTAAATATTAGTTATTTATTAGTCTCCTTGGTATACTCCACGGCTGTATTCTTCCATTAATAGAAGATCCTCCGCAGTAGGTTGTTTGGTTATATCCATTTTACAAGGCATCACCTCTGTAGGAGTTGGTGCAGAGCTACATATCCTTTTCTGTTCTTCTCTTGCATCAAGCTGCTTACCAATGCTTTCCTGTAGAGCCTTTAGCATCTCTGATGATTTCGGTATGTAGGTCATACGGCTAGTTGCATTAGTTGTTTGATAATGTTGTCCGGTACTTTATTATGCAGGTCCATCATTGCGCTGGCTGTTTCCAGTTCT